TATTGAAGGGGGGGGTTCCATGATAAACCCAGCGGTTGATGTTGCATACTGCCCGAGGCTTGGCCCCCACGCCGCCCCGCTGGCGTATCCAGTGTTTTCAATACCCCCGCTGGTCCCGATCTGCACCAACAATGGCGACGTGCCATTGGTGGATACCCCATCCATCATTAGCGTCACCCGCCGCACCCACGAAGGAATGCCGGTGAAGTCGATGGCCGCACCGCTAGTAGTTCCTACATTCACTCCGAGAAACGGCTGTGCCGAACTAGAATAACTCAGCACTTCCACAACGTTATCCGCAGTGGCCCGCAAGATGCAGGTATCGCCAGGCTGTGTAGAGATGTTCGAGCCAGTCTGAGTTACTAAATTCGCGCCGTTAGTAAGCGTGAGTGCGCCTGCAAACCGGACAAAGTAGACCGATCCTGCAACTACCAAAAAACTTGCAATGGCTGTCGTGCCAGTGATATTGATATTTCTGGTGTTCGGCGCGCTCGTTGTGAGGTTGATAGTGGCGGCAGACGCAACGTCAATTCGCGTTGTGTTTAATCCGGCAGTCCAGACTGGAGCGACGCCAGCACCCTGCCCGGTCAAGACTTGACCTGCAAGGCCAGTCCTATCCAGCTTTGCTAGAGTAGCCGCTCCATTGTCTAGCATTGACGTAACAATATCTCCGCTGCCAACGACGCCAACGTCAAATTCTGGTGCTGAATAAACAAGACTGCCATTTTTGTTTTGAACAAGAATAGAGCAAGCAGCAGCCGTATAGATTGCAGACGGCGTTCCGGCATTGGACGGATATCCGTTAACAGTGCGAATAGGTTGCGCTGCTGGCTGAGTAAGCGCCGAATCCCAAAAAACCGCAACAGGGTTAGTTTGAGGCGGAAGATTAGCCGCACCAATCCAGATATACCCGTTTTCGAGAGGCGATCCTGCGCTGTCAAAGAAAACCGGGCGCGGAGGCTGGACGTAAATGCTCATTGTTGTTCCTCTTCTGCAGAAAGTTGTCTGCCAGATTGGGCCGCTGATTGCAGCCACTGAATACGCACATCTAACGATTCTGGCATTCCAACAGAATTAGCAAAGTTTCTAAATGCTTTGCTTATTGCGGTTTGTTTAACCGTGTTTTTGCTTACAGACTGATTAGTAGCCGCTTCAGTTGCTAATTTTTGAAACTCTTTGCTGGCAAACAATCGCCCCGCCGCCTCCATTTTTTGTTTTGGAGTTTCGCGCAAAAACGATTTAACGGCGTTTGAAAGAGAAAACGCCACAACAGGCCCAGCAACTTTTGCGGATGCGCCATAAGCTACAAAGCCTCCGGCAGTGTTAAGAACGCGAGCAATCATGCCTTCTGCATTCAATGCTTCTACCAATGCCTGATTTGCTTTGCCAGTTGTAAGAACGTTTGCCCTTGCTTCTGTAATTCGTTTTGATACTTCATACAGATCACGCATTGCGTTGTCAGCCTCATTCCCCATAATGCCAACAACTTGCTTGTAAACGGGCGGGTTCGCCCGAAGACCTCTATACATTTTCACATATTCAGCGAACCCAAAAGCCCCTTCTTGACCCGCGCGGGCAGAACTAGATACAGACGAAATTGCCGTTGCGATTGTTTCTTTGCGAAGCTCTGGCGGAACAACTTTCATTAGCTTGTTGAATTGAGCGGCATCTCCTTTTGAGGCAGAAGAAATGGCGGACAACATAATGTTTGATACGCTTCCGTCAATATCTTTCCCAAAAGCGCTAACAATTCGTTTTTCAAGCGCCTTTTTGCTTGCGGTAATCAAATTTGCCGATCTAAGTTGCCTGCGAAGCTCTTCGCCTCCAATTTGCCCAACGTTTGATAGCTGGTCTTCTGCCAATGCTGCATACAGACGCTTTAAAGACGCGGAATCCATATTTCCATAAGGAGAGTCTTTTCCGGATATGGCTTGTCCAATAAGGTTTTTTTCTCTCAAAAGCCTTCCGTAAGTCGCCCCAGGCTGAGTTGCAAACTCAAAAAGCCTTTTTTCTTGAGAAGTCATGCCGCGCTCTCCAACCTCAGAGAACACGTCTGACAAGGTTTTAGAAAGGTTTGGAAGGCTAACCGGTACTGTTTTAGGAATTACATTTTCAACGTTTTCATAAAGACTTTTGGCTTTGTTATCCAGCTCATTTTGCGTTGTTTTAAGTTTGTCAAGAATTTTTTGAGATACAGTCCCCGGAGACGGCCTTCCCTCAACAAACAATGCGTCAAACTGTTGCACTACATCATCTGCTTTTCCAATTGCCTGTTTGACAGTAGAAACCCATGCCGATTCTGCTTCGCTTCCAACGGCGGATCGAGTAAGTCCGGCAACCGCACGGATTTGTGGATTGTCGCTAAACACATCAAACGGCAATTCAATCCCAAGACGTTCTGCTGCGGCTTTTGCTTCTGGATTAACTCGCGCAAATTGCGCAAGTTTTTCTTGTGCCAACGCTGACCCCGATGATGCTTGCCGCACAAGGGAGCCAATTTCATACGCTTCTTGAACTGTTTTTTGTGCTGGAGTTAAAACTGGTGCAGCGGGCGGCATTTGCGGCTCTACGCCAAAAGCACGCTTTACTCCGCGCCCAACAGACTCAATAACAGGACGCGCCGCCCGTTGCGCAAACTGTCCCGCCGTTCCCAAGGCCCCAGCTACGCCAATATCTCCAACGTCAAACTGTCCGCCAGTCGCTAGTTGCGATGCTTCAATAGCGGCCTGAGTTCCTGCTCCAGCCAATCCAGCGCCAAGCAATGAAGTTGCCCTTCCTGCCGGAGTAAATGCAGCGATTCCGCCAATAGCTCTAGGGATGTCTCCGGTCGAAAATCCAGGAGGAATTGCGTATTCTTTTTGATCCACAGAAGACCGAAGAATAAAGTTTCCTTTTTCGTCCTGCCTTACTTGTATGTCAGGAAACCTTTTCAGCAATATGTTCACAGATTCTTGAGGATTTGAAACTAAGCTGCCAAGAGCGGCAAAGAATGAAGCGCCACTCATTTGATTTAGCTCTGGCATTGCGGTCCATTGTGGCAATGCGCGAGTTTCTGGCGTCGATCTACGAGAACCGGTAATCATCTCTCCAATAGACTCAAGAAAGCCCATTTTGCCCGGTTGAGCAGGATACGAAGATTTTGGAGAAAATGATCCAGTTGGCTCTGGAACTTCTGTGTCAGCAGGATTAAATTGATACGGGGCCTGCGGAACAGGCGTTCCTGTCGCGTCAAATCTGGACGACGGCGTAGGAACAGGTGTTCCGGCAGAATCAAAGCGCGTAGAAGGCTGCGGGACAGGGGTTCCGGAAATACGAGCCCGTTCAGCAGCTTTCTTAGCCATCCATTCTTCTGGAGACATAAACTGCGCAGACACGGACGGCTGTTTGTCACGCGACGCCATCCATTCTTCAGGACTCATTGCGCCCCCATCTCTTTTTTGTATGCGTTCCAGTCTTGTTCTGTCATGTTGGGAGGCCGCTTAACAACCCTTCCGCGAACTGTTGCGCTATCTTTGGCTTCTGATTTTGGAGCCACAGGAGAAGACTCTTGAGTTTCATAGAAAATGTTGTTGGGATTAAGGCCATACTCCTTTGCGATGCGCTCAATTCCTTTTCTAACAACAGATTCTTGTTGCCCTGCCGAAGAAAACAACTGCTGTGCCTGCCCCTTAAAGGATTTTCTTTGAGACGGGGTAAGTCGTTCTCCAGTAATAAGCCTGTTATACAAACTAAGAACTCTTTCCGGTACTCCGGCGGCATTAGACGCTGTTGCGTATTCTCCTTCTCTAACAACAGAGCCAGGATCAAGCATCTTCATATAGCCAAAAATTAAAGCAACATCTCCAACCGCCGTATCTTGCGAAGCAAGAACACGAGCGTAAGCGTCTTTTACCTCGCGGTAAGACTTTGTTTGGGCACTGTATTCTGCGCGAATTTTGCCTTCTGCTTCCGGCCTTTTTTCAATTGGGATAATTCCTGTTTTTTCTGCCGTTTTTGTTTCTCTCAGATTTTTAAGTTCTTCTTTTTTAATATCAAGCTCAACAGATAGCTTTTCTGGAGCAAGATTAGCTTCAGCTTCTTTAATCCGCGCATCTGCTGTAAGTTTTGCGAGTTCCGATGGCTCTCTTGCCGCCTTTCTTTCTTCCTCTGCTTGCGCACGCGATTCTCCGGCAGCGGCGCGGGCTTCTCTCTTGCCAGTGTTGTAGGTTTCAACGATGTCCTTTGCCCACGGGAAAACCCCTACAGCCATTACCATAGAATCGGCAATGCTTTCAGGAGTTTGTTCGCTAGAAGAAACCATGTCCTTTATCTTTTTAATGTTTTGGGCTTCTTCTTTCATTCCAGAACGTTCAGCGGCGGAACTTTCTGTATCGAGGTAAGAAATCAACCTTTCTTGGTTCATTTTGCCTGCGACAATAGGCATTAGCACGCGACGCATGTAGTTTTGCTTTTCTTCTGAAAAAGACTTGCCGTAGTTTTTGTATGCGTCGGCAATGTCCTTAGGAAGAGCAACCATAGCTTCATCAATATCAAGCTGAGTAAGGTTCCCGGATTGTCGCTTCTGTTGAACACTCGCCATGATAGATTCAATGCGCTGCTGACGAGATGCTGCCGCAGCGGCATTTTGCTCTGCCTGCGCCCTCTTGAACTCCAGTTCGTTTGCTTGCGTTTCTCGCAGCGCCCGCAGTTGGTCAATGTTGGCAAATTGCGCGCCAAGTTGGAGACCTTGCGACACGGGGCCAAGCAATCCGCCCTGCTGCTGAAACGCTGAAGCGTAGTCAATAGGCTGAAGCATGATTTATCCTTCTAATCTAATGGGGCAGCGGCGCGCAGTCCGGGCGGCTGCGCAGGAGAAGACGGCCGCGCAGGAGAAGACGCGCCAAACGGGTTCCATCGGCCACTAGCCAAACCAAACCCGGCAATGGCAGCAGGCATCCCCAGAGCCTGCACGAATGGCGCGGCTTGTCCAAGCGTGCCACCAGCCAAAGCCGCTCCACGCTGCGCCTGAAGCCCCGCAATCGCCTGTCCTGTTTCCATTCCAGCAGACCCAACGCCAGCGGCAGATTGCTGCCCAAGCGATGTCAGCCCGCCCAGGCGGGCGTATTGTTTGTCTATGGCCTCTTGCAGCATCATCGGGCGAAACTGAGCCAGCGCCGCTTGGATGTTGCCGCCGCGAAGCCCTCCGGTAGCAGATGCGCGCTGCAACATTGCCTGCTCGCCTTGGCGAGTCAATGACTGTAGCAACGGGCTTTGCTCGATCTGAGAGATTGCGGACTCTTGTTCTGATGCTCCACGAAGGCCAATCAACGCCTGCTGACCCTGAAGGGCTGGCTGTCCAGCGGCCACATAAGGCTCAAGTAGGCGACGCAGCTCGTCGAATTGACGAGCCTGCTCTGCAATCCCAGCGTCTGCTGCCTGCGCCTGCTGCCTAGAAGCCTTTTCCGCCGACTTCGACTGAAGAACGCTTCCCCCAAGCAATGCAGCTCCAACCCCAAGAATTTGACCCCACATTTTTATTCCTTAAGATATTTCCTGCCCGCTTATCCGCAAAGTCAATGCAGTAGCGGCGCTGGCAGTGGTAGAAATAAAATCTCCTGGCTGCAAAATATGTCCAACAAGTTCTGGGCAAAGATATGTTTCGTCCGGCTGCACAGACTTGGTGTCTATAACCAGATTGGAAGCGCTTGCACTTCCGCCATTTGCGACAAGGTTTACAGAAAACGTCCTGGGTGCTGTGTCCGTGTTAGTTACGGTTGCTTTTGTGATAATGGCTCGGGTTCCGTTCGGAGCCGCGTATTGCGTCGTTTGCGCAGTCGCAAGCTGCAATGGCGGGACCAAAACTTTAAGCAGTACGGCCATGTTTGCCTCAGTTATTTACTCTATCAACAGTCAAAATGACAGACGGAATTGCAGGAACAGGAGCCGCAGCAGCAATTGCAGTCAATTGTACTGCAACATCACTTGCGGACCACATAAGCTCAAAGTAGTCCCGCGCTTTGAAGTTGTAAAAAAAGTTCCACGCCGCAACCAGTTCTCCATCTGAACTTTTCAGGCGCACCTGGGAAGCTGTATTTGCAACGTTCACTCCGTTAACGCGCAACCAGATAAACGCTAAATGGTTGCCTCCGGAAGTGTTGTCCAATTGGGCAGAAAATTGAATGTTATACACGCCCTCAGTGTCGATCTCGACTTCACTTGTAGACGGGCTGCGCAACCTTACTCCCGACGAAATGTCGGTATTGTTGTACGTCATCGCATATGCCGTGTTGATTACAGCGGCATTTTGCGTAACGGAACTAAAGAACGACCCGTAGCGCGCCGGTTTTGCCGGAACCTCTGGCGGGCGCAAAACAGCCAGCTCAACCATGTCTTTAAGACTGGCGGCGGATTGCGCGGCCTCTTGGGCTAACGCTTGAGCAGAGGCAATGCTTGCTTCAGAGTTATCGACAACGATCGTCGTTACGCTGTTTACTTGCTTGAACAGAGCCTCAAAAGCTTTGATGGCCTCGTGGTCTTCAAGAAACTTTGCAAGCTGATCTCTTGTTAGGCCAATAGCCATTTACGCTGCCAAAGGCTCTAAACGAGCATTGAAGTTAGACACAGAAATATGCGCGCTTGAGTTTCCACGAACTCGCTGAATCCGCCAATTCTTCATGAATCCCTGTTGCCACCACACAAGGCGCTTTAGTGCGTTCCCAGTTGTTCCGACAGAAATATACTTGTCTTGACTCCAAGACTGTCCGTCAATGCTGTATGACGTGCTTATCTGCGGATTCGTGCCTAGCTCTACGCGTCCAGTTAGCGCCACAAGTTCTATCTCGTGGAAGATGCCGCCCATGCCGTTATTGTAGAAAATGGGCGCGGAAAACTCCCACCGAACGATGCTTCCCCAGTGGTGTCCGATCTCGTTGTTAAAGTAACCGATCCTAGAATCTTGCGGATCGCCAACAATCCACTTGCCATAGCAATACACCATGTTTTGAGCGCGGTATTGCTCAAACCCGTCAACGGTGCTTGTTAGCACGAACCATACACGCTGCTGCAAAGCCTCGCTAGACGTGTGGTCGTAAACAAGAGTTTTGTTAGGCAGATGCACATACAATAGTTTGTGCGCTCGGTACAGGCGATATTCAATCTTTACCGCTTCCAATTCGTCTTCGGAATACTCAGACAGCAGAGTGTCTATCTCTGCCGTGGCAATTTGCGTTGCAGTGGCGTTAGAAGCAACGTAAATGCTGTTTGCTTCGTTACGACCCGACCCAACAAACGCCAATTGTTCATCAAAAACGCATACGGCATGCGTTCCGACGGCCCCTTTCTGAATCTGCGCGCCATCAATTCGCGCAAACGGGAAAAACTCTCCGCCGACGTTATCGAACACCTCAATGGTGTGCCTGTTAACAGCGTAAACCTCGTTTCGAAGCCGCAACACTGCTACTACAGGGTCAGGGTCCGCTTCGGCTGATCCATACTTCAGGGGATTCACAGACAACGGGTCTCCAATTTCAGTAACAACAAGATTGGTTCCGTCCGTGGACATCCAGTATCCTTCAATCCAAAGCAGGTCATTAACTAGCCCCAGGTCTGGGTCGGTGTTTTGCGTCAGCGTACTTGTTATTGGATTCCAAAAAAACAAATTCCCGCCGCTGGCAATGCCGAGCAGGTCAAAAGAATAGTCCATGGTGACGTAACCAGAGCCGCCAACAGAACCTAGCGTTGTTACAGTGCCATTTGCAGCCACAGAGACAAGGCTAGTGCCCATAACCCGGTAGCACACGCCTTGCCATTCAATGGCGCCACGGTCGATGCCGGGGCCAGTGCCAAGTTGTGTAATGCCGTCGTGCGGGCGCAGGTAATACTCGGACATTCCGGAACCGCGAGGAACCGGCATCATGTTTACAGGATAAGCGGCACGAATGTCTGGCCCGTTATCCGTGTAAATTCCTGAGACGATAGGGACTGGCGTCACCATTTCGTCCTATCTGCCCACCAGGCGGCGCTCATCTTGCCTTTGGAAATGTTTGATGCATGCCGCGCCTTGAACGACTTCCTGCGCGCCCGATCCGCGTCGGACTCACCTTCTTTTGCCGGAGAGCCGCTAACGCCTTGTGGACCAAACCG